CTAATTTTGTATTGCCAGATGCTAAAGCTGCTTCAACTGCTTCTGCAGAAAGTTGAGCAGGATTTGTAAAGACAATCTTTGAAGCTTTCTTCTTCATTTCTGATTCTTCTGTCATTTCATCATCTTCGTCATCTTCTTCAGAATCTTCGTCATCTTCTTCAGAATCTTCGTCATCTTCGTCAGTATCATCACCGTCTTCATCATCTTCGTCAACTGAAGCCCATTTAGCCATAGTCATTGCTTCATCATCATTAGCGCCTTCAGCAATGTTATCAAATGTGCCTTCGTATTTATCATGAAGTGCTTTCATAAGTTCATCAGGGACATCTTTCTTTTCAGCTTTGTCCTCGCCTTCTTCCATTGCGGCAAGTCTTTGGCCAAATGCATCCCAGTTGATGCCTGTAAATACAAGTTCAGAATCCAATCCAGATTCTTGAAACTTGTTTGGGAAAATTCTATCTGCCATTATCTTAATTTCTCCTCAAGTTCAATCCTTCTAATCTTTTTTTAGAATGTAATTAAGTAAGCAATTGATACTTACTAAAAACGTTCTATAAAAATAATGTTTAACCCTGCTTTTAAGGCATTATTAATTACTTTTACGGAAAACTATTTTGTTATCCTTGTATTCTAATTTATCGCCGACTTTGATGCCTAATTCTTTGAATGTGTCTTTGTTAGCTTCAACTACATATTTTACAAAATTGTTGTCTGGAGCTACACTTTCAGTTTGTTCAGCTTCTAAGTCTTTGATGTCAACAATTTCATTATTACTGTTTAAAAATGCTAAGCTTAGTGGGTAAGAAACATTTTTATTCCAGAAAGAGTGCATTCCTTTATATGGAAATACAAAGTAAGCTACTTCATATTTTTCCAAGGGTTCAGAATGCATTAGTCCCTTTTGTAATTCTTTTTCGCTTTTAGCAATAAATCTTAAGGTGAACTCACCTTTAAAATCATCAGTGAGTCATACTTTTTTGAAAGTTGATTTTTTGGAAGCAACCTTAACATTTTTTGCTTCTTCTAAATCAAACTTTTCTTTCTTTCTGGCTTTTTTAAACTCATTGACAGGATCTTTCAAATAAGCATCTCTAAGGGCAACTCTTCCTTTTTCAGTTAAAGAAACTGCTCTACCACTACCAGATAACAATCCAGCAGTTTTGAGTGCTAAAAGTTCTCCGTCACCAATATTTTTAGGAACATTGAAAACTTTTGCATTTTTAATATCATTAACTAAATTGGCTGCAGTTACGACATCGTTTTGGTTCTTTTCAATAATTTTAAGTAAATCAATATCTTTTTGGCTTACAGTAACTTTAGCTTCTCTATTTGGTCTACCTAATCCCAAAAGCTGAATTTGCATATCAGATAAACCTAAAGATGACATTTCTACAGTGTCATTATCATTAGGTAAGTTGTTTAAAGATTGAATCGGTAAGGGCATAATTTTCTCCTATCTTGGGTTTCTGTTCAAGTGACCATTGCCATCTTGAACATTTTGTTCATATGTATTTTCAAACAAAAATTCACTCAAATCACCATGGGCTACATTTTCATTTAACCCAACGTTTTTGCTTTCAGGAGCAGGATCTTCATATGCAATACCCGTTCCTGAAGGCCCATGAAGTTTTGCTTCTAGATTAAATTCCAAATAGTTTGAAGCTTCGTCTTCTTTATATTCTGGAGATCTAAAACGATCTTGTTTGTCTAATCTTTTTTGATCAATTTCAACATCTTCTGCAGTGTCATCATATGGAACAATACGGTTAACAGTATCGCTAACACCAAAGTTGCCATAATATTGAGCCAGTCTTGTTAAATCGTTTGTAATTTTGTCGCTCGCACGATACTTACCAGACCTATCAAAACGATCTGCAAGTTTTAACAATTTAATGATTTGACTTTTATGCATAATTTTTGTTTTATAATTTTTAGCTCGTTTATCCTGCTAATTCTTTTTTACAAACCGACAAAGCATTAGCAATAGTCATATCCATATCGTAATATCTGTAATTACCAAGCCTTCCACCAATAATTAAATTGCTTGAAAATGTTTCCGAGTAGCTCTTATATTTTTCATATATTTCATTATTTGATTCATCATTAATTGGATAAAAGGGTTCGTTATCTCCTGTGTAATTCTTAGAATATTCATAGGTGATAAAGTCTTTTGTTGATTTACTTTTAGTGAAATGCCTATGTTGAATTATTCTGTTCCAAGATGTTGACTCATCAGGATAATTCATTTGTGCACAGCCTTGAAAATCTGTATTTACTTGATAATCTTTAAACTCTAAAGCTCTGTAATCTAATGTGCCAAACATATTGTCGAAATATTTTTGTATTTCGCCCGTGTATACAATCTTATTGGCTTTACATTCCCAATAGCTTCTGTCTTTAAAAAAATCTACACCTAGTTCTACATTTATATTTTCCAAGAGTTTATGAAATATTGGCGTGTAACCATTTTTTGGCACACCTTGGTAAATATCAATATCTGGGTAATAGTTGTCGTCAAATGTATATCTTATTGGTAGTCTTTTAATTATTGATGCTGGTAAGAGTTTTGGATCTCTTCCCCAATGCTTTTTAGTGTAACCATAGATTAATTTCTCATATATAGTTTTGCCTACTTGAGATAGTATATGTTCTTCTAAGTTTTTTGGTTTTTCGCAGGGAATTATTTCTCTTTCTATTTTTGCTAATGCTTTTTCAGGTGTATTAATATCAGGCCAGAGTTGATTGAGAGTTAAAAGATTTATTGGTAAAGAATAGATATTTCCATTTGAATAAGCTTTGACTCTGTGGGAATAATTTAAAAAATCTGTAAATTGGTTTATATAGTCCCAAATGTATTTTTTAGATGTATGAAAAATGTGAGGGCCATATTTGTGCAAGTGATAATCTTCATAAGGTTCTGTATAGCAATTTCCACCGATATGAGTTCTTTTATCAATCACTAATACTTTTTTGCCTACCTGATTAGCTTCATATGCAAAAATGGAGCCGAATAAACCGGCTCCAACAACTAAATAATCGTAAGACATATATATGTTTTACAAGTTTGACCCTGCCCATGGAACTCTTGAGAAATTACCTTGACCTTTTAATCCTGGATTATCATCAAAGCTCATTTCTTCGTTGCCTCTATTGTTTCTGTCATAATCATTTTTATAGACATATTCTTCTGTATGAAGCATTTGTTCTATTGTCTTATCTTGCTCATCAGGATCATATGATTCTGCAGAACTTCTGCCAGAAAAATTAGGAGTGGCAGCATCAGGATCTAAAGTATCAAGAATTGTAGTTTCATTTCTTGATCCATCTTGATCAGGCGTGTACTCATTTTTTAAGTCTTTCACATATTGATCAAAATTAGCGCCTTCAGTTAGTAAAGGAGTTTTGGCTAGATGAGCATTAGAATACTGAGCTTCATAAAAAGGGTTGTCATCTGGTCCTGACTCTGTTATTTGGCCTCTGTTTCTGGACGTAAAATCTTTAGCGTATTTTGTTGAAGAATAGTGCAATCTCTCAGGCTTAATTTGCTCAGGGACATCATCTTCATAATCAAACTTTTGCTTATCTTTATATTTTCTGCGCTTTGATAGAGATTGCTCCATAGAGACATAAGAATCTTTGTTGTCTGTAGATTTGGATTTATTCATACCATTTGCTGCATTTTCAAGCATAGATTTATGATCTCTCAATCTTGCTCTTAATTTAAATCTTTCTCTTTCCACTGGGTCTAAAATATCAATATTCCCAAGAATGTCATCTTCTTTTGAGGTGTGAAAGGGAACTAATCTTGCTTCAAAGTTTCTTGTTTCATCAGGATCAGGGGGATTATGTGATCTTGCCAAAACAGATTCAAATGATTGATCTGTAATAAATTGATTAAAATCACCATATGTGCTACCGCCAGGATTTCCACCAGGTGCCCATGCACCTGAACCTGCTCCACCAACACCACCAAATCCAGCAGCTGTTTTGATATTCTTTTTTGAAGACATTATTTGAAACCTCAAAGACGGATAATTATTTTATTCTTCCACCCAAGTTGATCGTCCTTGACCTTGGCAGAATTTCAGCAATTTTTGAAAAATAGGCTTCATAAGCTACAGCAGCAACAGCATCACAAATATCATCCTTATATCCCTTTAAAGATTCGATAATAAATCTATTACCTTTCCATTTCTTTTGTAAGAATAAAAATTGTATTTTTGCCTCTTTGATTTCTTCTAATGGCATTTTATTGCCTCTTAAATCAGTATATTCTCCACCAGATAAATCGTAGATATCAATTCTGTCTTCTCTCAATAAAGTTGCAAGTTCAGTGTAAATAGATTCCTTGTAATTCTTATTAAATGTTTTTTCTATAATTGGTACTCTCATATTTCTTAATTTTATTACTGATGATTGCGAGTTCCATTGGTCTATACTTACTTGTTTAAATCTAAACTTTGCATGTAGAGATAAAACATAATCTTCAACATCTTTTTCTGAAACTGGTTGATTTTTAGTTTTAGGATTCCAAAAGTGAATGTGGTCAATTACAACCCTTCTCAATGGCTTGCTGTCTTTGCCATATTGTCCGTACATAGTCTCACAATGTGCTACAGCTAAAGCATAGTAGTCAGATGTTCTTGCAGGATCAATATGACAATAGTATTCAAACATTCCTGTTCCCATTTCTAATCTTTTAATCATTGACATGCTTGAGAAGAATCTATTAACATCATCTTCTGTAAACATAGGGTCAGAAGATGATGCACCAAACTCAGCACCATATTGCATTTGATATTCTGTAGGATTTTTCTTCTTTTCAGACTCTAAGAAATCTCTATCAATATTGGGATTTACAAGCCAAGTAGGACCACGCATAACAAGAGTTGAAGGATCATCTTGTCTGTTTTCATGTAAATCATAAAGCAATCCAATTGGTCCTTTAGGGTTGGAAAGCATCATCATCTTTCCATCTCTACCAAAAGTTGCAAGAGATGGTTTTAGGTCGTTATATAAATCATAGTCAAGACCAGAATCAGGATTATCGCCAGCCATAGCAGCGATTTCGTCCATGATTACACTCCAACAAGTAAGACCAACAAGACCAGATGCACTACTAGAACCGCACTTTAAAACCAATGACCCAGAAAATAAGTTCAATCCAGCGGTTTCTCTTCTTTCATTTTCTTTACGATCATTTTCAGTAAAGAACCGCATTTCCAATTCTGTGTCTTTACCAATGTAAGGTTGGAAGTATGGTGAAGCTAATACAGTTTGTTTCAATTTTGCGAAGATAGCATTCTTTGCCTGTTCCTCGTTTTTAGCTACGTTTAATAGGTAAATTGCATCAAACTCCATCAATCCATATCTAGCTTGAGGATGCCCCATAGAAATGAGCCTATATAGCTCATAAAGACCAATAGCAGAAACTAGGAATGACTTACCAGATCTTCTTCCTAATACTAAAACTAATTCTTGAAATTTAAACCTATTTTCACACTTATTAATAATTTGCATTCTAAGTTTTGGATCAAACTCTTCAGAATACAACAAATCTTTTTCTGTTTGGAAATTGTCTGTAATTGGTCTTTCTTCTAAGAGCTCAATTGTTTTAAGCGCATCAGGATTCGTAGCATTATCTTTTTCATGAGTGTATCTCTGTGTTGCAATGTCTTGATCCATTCTATTACAAGTTAGACAAGGTGAATTAATAACGGTAAATGATGCTTTGAATGGTCTGTTTTCTTTGTGCATTTCAACAGACTTTTCTTCATTCTTTCTTACAAAATCCCAAACGCATCCATTACATCCAGCTCTTTCTTCTTCAGGTATGTCTTGAATTACAAGTTCTGTATTGCCTTCTTGCCCCATATAGAAGCACTTTAAAATAAGCCTTTGTAGTGGGTATGGCTTTAAATTACAAAAATAGGGATGCTCAATAAAGGTAACGATATCTACAATTTGATCAGGGTTAAATCTTGTCTTTACTGGCTTTTGAGGTGGCGCAACTTCAGATCTTACACTCGGAGTAAGCTCATCCAAAAACTCTTCAGCATATTCAGAGTCTTTAAACTTTTCTGATGCTTGATTTGCTTGTTGAATTAATTGCTGCCTTACTTCAGCTTGTGTCAGTGAGGCCTTAGATGCGTTTTTTCTCATTAGTTTTCTTGCTTAAGTTTTTCTCTAAGCTTTTTCAATTCGTCTCTGATTATTCTTTTGTCAAGTTCACTTTCAAACCTGTCGTGCAATTCAGCTAAAATCTCAAAGATGTTAATTGAAAAAACTCCTTGATTGTCTCTTTTTTCTTTTATATCTAAAATCTTGCTAATAAGTTTTTCAACCATAGCGGCTCTTTTAAGTTTTAGATCATTATTTTTACTACAATCAATCCCTCTAACATCATCAAGCTCAACCATTAGTGCGGTGAGGGCTAATTGATTTTCTCTAAATATCCAAGGAGCAATTAACTCTTCTTGGTGTTCGTAGCTTTTAAGGCCTGAAGTCATTAATTTCTTAAAATCACAATGTTGATCCATGTGAGTAGAAACTTGAGTCCAGTTTAGTCTTGCATTAAAATGTCTTTCAAAAAACTTAATTACAGACTGAGGCTTTTTACCACTTTCAAGATATACGTGTTCTGCAAGGTTACGAAGGTGAGAACTACATATAGCACATCTTACCTCTATAAATTGAGGATAAGTGACATCTCCCATGTGGTCAGGAGGGAGAGGAATTATAGGCTCGTCTCCTTCTTTAATATCTTTGAAATATATGAATGATTGTTCAGGGAGATTATCAGAAGCTTGTACTAGCGAATTGACGATGTTGTCTTTAGAGTTTGCCATATTAATTATTTTTTACAGATAAAAGAAAACCCGTCGAAATCGACGGGTTTAAAGTAGTTAAATAATAATTAAAAGTCTAATGCTCTTTTTAATCTTTGGTAAGGGGAAACAGTGTCAGCTGCAGATACGATAAACTCATCTGCGATTCCAAATGTTTCATAATTTCCCTTAGTATACTTGTCTGAAGAAGATGTGCCAGCAGATAAATCAACTGTTGCTTCGCCTCTTCTCATGGCAACTTTAAAAACTTTATTTGTTTTATCAGAAGCTGTAATAACTGGTCTTTCGTTTTGAGCAACTAATACTGAGTTTAAAAGAGCTTCTTCAACCCATGGTTTTAATTCAGTGTGAAGATTATGCTTGCCATTAGCAGATGTCTTAGCTAATTCTGCCAATCTTATCCATGAATCAAAAGACTTTTCATCAGTCTTGACAATTGCATAAGGACCTGAACAAAGTCTTTTAGCAAACTCTTTAGCACTTAATTTTATTAGACTTCTTTCTATAATTGGAGCACAATCGGCGTACTTGGTAGGAACAACAGAAACTTCGATTGTATTATTCTCAGCAACTTTTTCATTTGTATCAAATACTTTAGATGCAACTCTTCTAGCTAAATCAATGTCAAAGTTCTCTACTGCTAAAAGTTCAACAACATCGTTCTTGCTTAAACCTTTGTCTTTGAGATTTGAGGCCATTCTTTTAGCTACAAGGTAAGCACCATCAGCGTGTTGCTTTAATTCATTGCGCCAATTGTAAATAAAGTCATCATTATTTTTTTCGGACACTTTAAGACTCCCCTTAAAATAAATTTGCAAATCTATATGTAAAAAAATAAACCCCTCGACAAATCTAGGGGTTTAAGTAAATTAGCATACCTATATAGTACAAAAAATCTTACTAAAATATTCCATCGGTTTTGTAAGTTTCGCCTAATATGCTTCTTAGTTTATCTAAAGCTCTGTCCAGACGTTTAGAAAAGGCTGCTTGCTGTATTCCAAGTTTAAAAGCAGCCTCCTCTTGTGTTAGTTCCTGAAAGAAATATAATTCAACCGCTTCTCTCTGTTTTTCATTAAGCTGACTCATAGCTTCGTCAATTACAATTTCATTATTGATTCTATTAAATGGATCAAAATATGTATGTGTTACTGGATATTCATGTATTTCTAATCTCGTATCAAATGTACTTTTGAAATGAGAAGCTAAAGCATGATCAATTCTTGTAGATAAATAATATGAAAAATAGCTAAGAGATGGGTCGTAATTTTTACTTAACTTTTGAAGTGCAAATATTGACTCATGAGCCAGATCTTCCCTGAAGGTTACTAAGCTTTTGTCTTTATTAACACATCTTGAAATGGAAGAAAATATTAAAGGCTTGTAAAAATTGTAAAGCTCAATCAAAGCAGAACTGTCATCTTCTTTAATTTTCTTGACCAATTCATTTATGTATATATAATGTTCGTCAATCATCATTATAGTTATACGTCATCACCTTATATAATCTCTTGTGTGATAAGCATAAAGAATAGTATGGAAATACAATATCTGTACTCAAGTTATTTCTTAAATCAATTACTGCATTCAAAGTTGACTGAATTTGGTTAGATACATCTTTAGATGACATTCTGGTTTGATTATATGCTATTTGTAGTCTTATAGGATTTACTTGCTTCAAAGGTATATCTTGTTCAATTTCTTTAAAATCAATGTCAAGAAACTTTTTCAAATATGGTTCTAAGCTCAAATCTTTTAACATATTTTCGTTTTTAGTTTTAAGTTCTTTAAACTCAGCAATTTTAAGATAGAAAAATAATTGAGAAAGGTATATCATCAAGATCATTTGATGACCATGTGATTCATTCAATCCTTTTAATCCAGAGAGTATTTCATTTGCTTCACCAGACATACAAAGATTGAAGAAGTCAAATATGTTCTTGTTATGGTTTTCAAAATCAAATTGATGAACATGATCTAATGTAATTTCTTCTAAATCAAGACAGGCAAGCTTTGTTAGTTCGTTTATAAGCAAAGGTAAATCATAAACAATTACTTCTTTTTTTGTAGCGCCAGATTTAATTTTTACTATAGATGAAGGCGAATTATGTTCTAGATAATTCATTGCCTCACCACTTATTTTTATGTTGTTAGAAGAAAGCCAGTCATTTAAAAATCTATTAAATGGACTTGTGTTTGAATATTCAATAGCCCCATAGTGAAATATTCTTCCAGAAGATTTGGCCTTAGAAGCTATTGCAGACCTTCCATCTAAGCTATCGTTGCAGCAATAAATCTGTACATAATCAACATTTATTTTTGAATTAATAATTGATTCATAGATTGCTTTTAATTGTGCTGCATTTGGATTGTATATCTTAATGCATCTTTTAGAATCAAAGATATTGACTGATTGTAATGAGTTAATAATCTTTGAGACAGATGTATTAGTGTCCAAACGTTCAACAATTGTTTCAGAAAAGTTAAAAATACGGGAGATATATTCATCTCCCGTGTAAATGTAAACTTTCTTCCAATTATCTTCAATGTGAGGATTAGTCTTCTTCATTCTCTTCTTTGGAAACGATTGGCATTAGTAAGTGATTAAAGTTACCACAAATCAAACACAATGACAACTTATCATCGTCAATTTGCTTTATCTTAAATGTAAGTTCTTCATCTTCAACCTTACTAATACAGTCCATCAAATCTTTATGTAAAACTTGAACTTCACCATTGTTTTCAGATGATATACAATCAATTTTGTTTTGAGTAGATCCACGTTCTTTATCAGACCCAGTGAAAATAAGCTTAGAATCTTTTAGCTCAATATTGATAAAAGAGTTTTTTGCAACAAGACCAGAAAGCTTTAGCGCTTTCATCATTTCAGATTTATTTACTGAAAAAGACGCAGTATCATCTTTTCTAAAAAACTTATTAAGGTCAGGATAGCTTTTCTTGTCAATTTGAACTAAAGACAAGATAAGGGTTGTATCTTTCCATGAAAGTTTCAAATGCCTATGACCAACTTGAAATGTTACTGTTGAATCTTGCAGCAAATTAATTAAGATTTCTGCAGTTTCTTTAGGCACAAAAAAAGATTCAAACTCTGGGCAATTATCTCCAATCTTAACTCTAAATCTTGACATTCTTCTATCATCAAAAGAATATGCCGTTAGATAAGCAGAATCAAAATTAAGATAAACTGCATTGATCATACTGTCTTTTGAGGTTGAAAATGCAGTGTAATTTAAAGCATGCCAAAGAGAATTACCAGGGACTTCAAATGAAACAGGCTTGGGTATGAAATTGAATGGTACAAAATCAGAACCATCATTTGCAAGAACTACACATTTGGTTTGCTTGTCACCTAAATGCACAACAAAATTGTCAGCAGAATAAACAATATTTAATTTGTCTGCTGTGTAAATATTTGTAAAGTCAGAGGTTAAGTTAGCCTCACAAGAAAATGATTCAAAGTCTTCTTCAACAACAATGTTAGTGTCAATAATTTGCTGACAATAATCATTGATTGTTTGAAGAAACAATTTACCATCTTGAGAAAAAAAGTTAAACTCTGAATCTGCTGTACCTTTTAATGCAACATTACAAGTAAGTTTTGCTTTTTTAAATATTTTGTTAGCAAGTACTGTGTCTAATGTAATTTTCAATGTAACTGCCCCTGGAATTCAATTTCAATACCTGGATTATATTTCGTAATCTGATTCATAAGACAAAGCATAAATGAACCTTCATCATCAACAAAATGTAATTTACCATCTTGATACCAGTCCCAACCATTTTCAATCTGAGCTAAAACATCCATTTTGTTTACAATTAATTTAGTGATTCCATTCATTTGGCAAGCAGTATTTACTTCATCAAGATTTAGCCAATCTATTTGTCTTGGTCTACCAGTAGTGGCTCCATATTCTTGACCAATCTCACGCAGCTTTTCAAATCGCTCGTCATATTTTTGGTATCCTTTAGCTCCAACATAGGTAGAATAACACTTGATAACCCCGACAACGTTCCGAACTTGCTTATAATTGAAACCATTATTTAATACTGCTCCTACTCCTGTATTTGAAGAAGTGACATAAGGATAATCACCAAAATCAACATCAAGCCAGTACCCTTGAGCACCTTCAGCTAAAAATTTCTTTGGGGAAGAATGGATGAGACTATACATATCGACAAGATATGGTTCTAATTCAGGAACATCTTTGGCACGAAGTCCTGTACGACCAACTTTGTCTTTATAACAAGGGCCGTTTCCAGTGCGAGTTGTTCCAATGGTGGTATCTTTGGAATCTTCGTCAATATGTTCTTTAGTAATTATATGTGCGTTTTCTGCAATCTTCAGTAGCGTTGTGTTAAATCCAAGTCCTTCAAGATACGCAAGTTCGTCAAATAATTTTTGCGTATTGATAACACAACCATTACCAATGACACTAGGAATGCCATGCAGAATACCACAAGGAACAAGATGTGTAACAATTTTCTCTCCATTGAGGTAAATTGTATGACCAGCGTTTCCTCCACCATTGAAGCGAATCACATAGTCATATTCACCAGATGCAGCCATTTGATTGGCTATTTTGCCCTTGCCTTCATCGCCATATTGCATGCCGATTACTACATCAACAATCGAAGTTTCCATGCATCTATTCTACTTCTTCGTAGAAATATTTGCAACTATTCTTCTGGCTTGGGCTCTTCTTTCTTAATCTTACTCTGAACTAAAATTGTTTCCTGCAGAGAATATACATGGTACACCTCAGTAGCTTTCTTTCTAATTCTAGTAAGAGCATTATCAACACACTTAGGAGGAACTTTTAAAGAGTTCGATATTTCTTTATATGAGGAGTTAAATCCATATTCTGTAAAAATATCTTCCTCTAATGGTGTCAATTTCAGCTTTAATAACCTAGACGTTTGTTCATACTCTTCTTTAATGATTATGTCTTCAACCAAATTAGTTTCAGGAGATTCATCAAAAGGATTTAGCCTATCTGGAATAAAGTCTGCAAGAGTTTGTAAATTACCATCATCTCCAAGAATGATAGGTGCATCTAAAGAAATTGAGTCATTCAGTATAGAGTTCTTCATTCTTTTTGCTGATGATATTGCTGTTGCTAGATGTCTTTTACAAACAAGATTGACGCAGAAGTTTTTAAATGTTGTATCTTTGGTTGGATCATAAGAATTGACTGCTTTGACAACTCCTAATCTCAACTCTTGCAATACGTCATCTCTATCTCCGCCTAAAATAAAAAAGTGACTAGCAATTTTTTTAAGATCCGGCTCTACTAATTTGAGCAAGAAATTAAATGATCGCTTGTCACCTTTTTTCGCTTTTCTAACTATATTAACAATTCTAACTTCTTCTTGAGCCATATTCCCCACTCTACGGCTACAAGTCAACAAACTACTTTGTCACTCTTTAGAAGCAACCAGATCAATAATTCTTAAGATTCCTGTTTGAACAATTAAATCTTCAGAAACGTTTTGCCGTATATTTTTAACAATTAGTAATAGCTGTTCTACTGTCTCTAAAATTATTGACGGCTTTTCTTGCATTAAAAACTCTATGTCTTCTGCCCTATCAGTTTCCTTTATTTTAAGCAAACGATAAGAAATGCTTTCCATCAATAACCTAGCCATTTCATCTAGTATTGCAGAAAGATCTCTGCCCTCCAAATGACATGACTCTAAGATTGAGTATGATTTACCTCTATTCTTACTATATATATTTTTTATTAATTCAACAGAAAGTTGCCTTGGACTTCTGCCCAAAATACTTCTAACATTCTCTTCATTAACACCAATTGTGCTTATTTGTTCAAGAATACTCAAAGCAGTTCGAACACTTCCATTTGACTCTTTGACAATTAAGTCTAGAGCTTTACTTTCAGAATCAATTAATTCTACTTTTACAATTTTTTCTAATATTTGTTTGCAGTTATTGACACTTAGCTTCTTTAATTGAAAGTGTTGGCATCTTGTTTTGATTGCTGGAAGTACTTTGTTAGGGTCTGTGGTGCAAAAAAAGAAGATGATATGGGCTGGTGGCTCTTCGACAATTTTCAAAAGAGAGTTCTGTGCTTGTGTTGTAAGCATGTGGCATTCGTCTAAAATAAAGATGCGATATTTACCATAGGCAGGCATCAATCTCATCTTTTCTGCAATGTTTTCTCTCACATTGTCAACACCATTATTGACAGCACAATTAACTTCAATCAAATCTCTATGCTTATCAGCTAAAATCATCTTTGAAGAATTGCTTTCAATATCAGGCTCAGAAGTTCCATCTTCTCTATTTTCGCATAGAAGAGACATAGCCATTAACCGAGCTAATGATGTTTTACCTGTACCTGGAGGGCCTGAAAATAAATAAGCATGCTGAACTTGATTCTTCTCAATTTGTGCTTTTAAAACCTGAACTGTAAAATCACCAGAAAAATCAGAAAATTGCTTAGGGCGATATTTGTTATAGAAACTCATTCATTTTCCTCTGGATCTGCTGGTAATGGTATTGGTAGTGGATCTTTACTATCCAGCAATGAAGGCAGTATACTATGATTCATATAGTTAGCGCCATAATTATTTCGGATAAAGTATTCTAAAATAAATCCATAATCCTGAACTTCAAATTGCCTTATAGTTCCATCATTTTGTGGGCTGATAGAATATAAAGCAGAAAACAATGCCCACTCTTTATGAGGCTTTGTTAATTCAGCCCATTTCTCTTCATAAACTCCCAAACAATATATTTTCTTATCTTGAATATCACCAAGAAGTAAATCTCTCACCCATTTTTGAGCAAGCCCATTTACAACAATTGGCTTCGCTTTTTTTGGAGTAGGACCAACCATTTCAGCAAAGTATATCTGTTCTAAATCTACGTAGCCAATATACACGTAGTATCTCTCTTTTAGCTGTTCAGCTAAAGTTTTGATCTCAGGAGCTTCTAAAAACACAACATTCTTCATAGCATTTGACCTATCATTAAAGTATAATAGCTTCATGAAAAACTTTTTAGCAATAGACTTGGAGCTTAATAATAATGAAGAGAATAATCTGTCTGAAAGAAAAATTATTCAAGTAGGCATTGCTATTGGAAACATTAATCAAAAGCAATCTGAATACTTTACATGTAAGTGGTATTTAAATCCACACGAACCACTTTACCCATACATAACAATTCTTACTGGAATAACCGATGAAGACGTACTAAGCCAATCAGTTTCTCACAATCAGGTTGCACTAGAACTTACTGATCTTATGGATCAATATGATTGCTTCGTAAACCCTGTTACATGGGGTGGTGGTGATTGCGATGGACTAAAGAAAGAGTTCAAAGATAGGCATATTGAATTCAAGAAGTTTGGCAGAAGAGAAATTGATGTCAAAACTATCAATACATACTTGATGCTCGCTCAGGACAAAAACACTACTTCAAGTCTCAAATCTGCAATGGGAAAGTTTAAGATGAACTTTGTTGGCACACCACACAGAGCTGACGTTGACGCTTCTAATACACTCGCTTTATTTTTTGGACTACTCAGACGCCAAAGCAAATTAGAAGACTTTATTGAAAACGTTAGACTAGTATAGAAAAAACCCATCGAATTCGATGGGTTTAAATCTTTATAGAGTGAGTTGAGTTACTGCAACTACCTGACCACTCTGATCCCTAATTGCAGAAGGGCCTGTATCTACACAGAAAACATCTTCTCGATTAAAAGGAATGAAATCCATTGTGACTCTGTTAACAATGTAATACACTCCTTCTTCTGGATCTGGAAGATTCTCAATTGATTCAAAATGAGTTTCAGCAATTGGGATTCCAGTTAAATAAGCAATAATTCTTTGCTTAGTTTTTACAAAGCATGGATTTTCTGATTTAGGTAAAGTTCCATGACCTGAGATTGTAATTTCGTGTCCAATAAGATTCACGAACTTCTTAAACTCTGGAGTCATTACTTTCCTGTACTTCCAAGTCCACCCTTACGAGACTTGTTTGCTGACTTACCAAACTCTTCAACCTCAACTAGCTCATGCGCTGCTAACTTAGCAACAACCATTTGAGCAATTCGGTCGCCATTATTGATGATAAATGGAACCTTATTATGATTGAAAAGAATAACCTTCAGTTCAAAGTCTTCTCCATCACCTGAATAATCACAATCAATAGTTCCAGGTGTATTGAGAACAGTCACTCCATGCTTTGCAGCCAAGCCAGAGCGAGGACGAATTTGGATTTCGTAACCTTCAGGAATGTTTACATTTAATCCTGTAGGAACAATCAAGCTGTTGTGTGGGTGAATCATCATCCCGCTTGTGTAATCAGGAATGCATGCACACAAGTCATAGCCAGCTGCACCTTCTGTAGCCTTCTTTGGAATAATAGCACTTTCACGAAATGCTTTAATTTCTACCTTAGCAACGATATCCATTTAAATAGATTCCTTCATAATTTGTTCTGGAGATACTTCCGATTGATTTAAATCAACAATTAATTTGATAGGTTCAACACGATTTCTTAAATTAGTTGCAAAATTATATAATTCTCTTCCTTGCAAAGTTCTTGACATACCAGTTATTTCTTTGATATCTTCTAAACTTAAAGGAGACTGAAAAACAGCATCAGTTTCAACATCTTGAAGAACTAACCATAATGTTTTTTGAACTACTGGAAGTTCTTCGGTGCCTTCATCCTCTTTTACAAGTGCGTCAATAATTTTGACCAATCTTTCTTGCATGTTTTTCTTTTTTTCAGCCATGTTTTTCTCCAATGTATTATGCCACGATATATCTAAATTGTAAAGAAAAAAGGGAGGATTTCTCCTCCCTTTTTTCTAGCTACCACATGCTTCACAATCTGGATTATCCAGCGAACAGACTGCAGTATTAAACTCGTCTGGGTTAAAGTCAGAGTTTATCTCTGGCTTTGGAGTTTCAACAATTGGTGTCTTGTCCAAAGACTGCATTCCAGAAGTGTCAATTCCAAGACCCTTAATTGCAGAAGCTTTTGGTTTTGTTCTCAGATAGTACATACCTGTTTTAAGACCAAGCTTCCATCCATAAAAGTGAGCAGAAGAAAGTTTAGACATGGTAGGTTCGGCCATAAACATATTTAATGATTGGCTTTGATCAATAAAATAATTACGATCACGAGCCATTTCAAGAATAGACTTACCCTTCATCTCCCAAACAGTCTTGTAAACATCACGAATCTCAGCTGGGATTTCTTCAATTTCTTGAACAGATCCATTGTTTAAGAACAATTTCATTCTGATAGTGTCAGTCCACAAGCCATTATTAACAAGATCTTCAACAAGATGCTTATTTACAATTGCATATTCACCAGATAGTGTATTTCTCTTGTAAAGATTTGAAGTGAATGGTTCAAAACACTCATTATTACCAAGGATTTGAGCGGTAGAAGCTGTAGGCATTGGTGCAACAAGTAATGAGTTTCTTAAACCAAATTCTTTGATTTCTTCTTTAAGAGCTGAAAAATCCCACAAGCCGGAAAGATCATTTTCAGAAATTCCCCAAAGGTCGTATTGTAATGAACCCTGAGATGCTGGAGATCCCTCAAAAGACGCATAAGAGCCATACTTCTTAGCCAAATCCTTAGATGCAGTAAGAGCAGCAAAGTAAATTGTTTCAAAAATATCTTTGTTTAATTTACGTGCTTCATCAGATTCAAAAGCCACACCAATCATAGCAAAAGTGTCAGCCAAACCTTGAACACCTAAGCCAATAGGGCGATGCTTAAAGTTAGAGACCTTTGTTTCTTCGGTTGGGTAGAAATTAACATCAATAACCTGGTTTAAATTGACAGTTGCTTGATATGTAACTTCATACAATTTTTGGAAATCAAACTTTCTAAGCTTCTTATCCTTTTCTCGCACCTTACCTGTAGGAATTACAACATACTTAGGCAAAGCAATAGAAGCCAGGTTACAGACAGCAATTTCATTCTTGTCTGTATACTCAAGGATTTCTGTACATAAATTAGAAGACTTGATTGTTCCAAGATTCTTTTGGTTGCTCTTATAGTTAGCAGCATCCTTGTAAAGCATGTACGGGGTGCCTGTTTCAATTTGAGACGTTAAAACTTTTTCCCATAATTCACGGGCTTTGATAGTCTTTAACCCCTTACCTTCTGATTCATACTTCTCATAAAGCTCAGTAAACGCTTTGGTTTCTGGAGTGTCGTATGCATCAATTAGTCCAGGAACAGCCTCTGGTGAGAAAAGAGTCCAATTCCCATCTTCTTCCACACGCTTCATAAACAAGTCAGGAATCCAAAGGGCTAAGAACAAATCTCTTGCTCTCATTTCTTCCTTCCCATGATTCTTACGAAGGTCAATGAAATCAAAAACATCTCCATGCCAAGGCTCGAGATAAACAGCGATGGAACCTTTACGCTTTCCACCACCTTGATCAACGTATCTTGCAGTTTCATTGAAGACACGTAGCATAGGAACAATTCCATTTGACCAGCCGTTAGTTCCCTTAATATAGGACCCCTTGGCACGAATCTTATGAATGTTTACACCAATTCCACCTGCAGACTGAGAAATCTTTGCACAGTCAGAAAGTGTCTTGTAAATACCTGGAATCGAGTCATCATCAATATCTAATAAGAAACAAGAAGACATTTGCGGTCTCTTTGTGCCTGAATTAAACAAAGTAGGAGTAGCGTGGGTGAATAGGCCCTGTGAAAGCATATCGTAGGTCTTTTGAACCATTTCAAGATTGTCACGCCAAATACCAACAGAAACTCTCATGTACATTTGTTGAGGGGTTTCTGCAGGTTTGCCATGGCGTTGAAGTAGATATGACTTTTCTAGAGTCTTATATCCAAAATAATCGAAATTAAAATCACGATCATGCACAATCATCGCATTGAGAGTTGTAGCGTTCTTTTCAATAATTTCATAAACCTCATCTGAAATCAATCCAGCTGGCTCATCATTAACTGGGTTGATGTATTCATAAAGTTCTTTTGCAACTGTTGAAAACTCTTTTGCAACATCCTTGTAAAGTGATGTAATTGTAATTCTTGAAGCCAACTTACCATAATCAGGGTGAGTTGTAATCATTGATGCTGCGGTTTCAGAACTAAGCTTATCAAGCTCAGTGCTGGTTACACCATCATACAATCCAGAAATTACCTTTTGGGCAACCTGAAAATAATCTACATAGTCTTCGTTTAATCCATAAGTTAACTTGCGGATTCTCGAAGAAATTTTGTCAAACTTTACTTGTTCGACTGTTCCATCTCTTTTTACAACATTCATATTTTCTTACCTTAAAAATCTTCTTCTGTAGAAAATTGGACTGTATCTGGCTTTGATCCAACACCTTGCTTAGAATATTCACCAACACGCTTCTCAAAGAAGTTTGTTTTGTTTTCCATAGCAATATTCTTCATGAAATCAAATGGGTTCTCAGAATTATAGATCTTTCCAACACCCAAGTCAATCAAAAGACGATCAGAAACATATTCCAAATATTGCTTCATCAAATCAGAGTTCATGCCAATCAAACTTACTGGAAGTGCTTCTGTAATAAATTCTTTTTCAATTGTCAAAGCAGAGTCAATAATTTCAATAAGTCTTTCTTTAGAAAGCTTATCTTGAATATGATGCTTGTAAAGATGAACTGCAAAGTCTGTGTGCAATCCCTCATCACGAGAAATCAATTCATTAGAGAAAGAAAGACCAGGCATTAATCCACGCTTCTTCAACCAGAAAATTGAACAGAAAGAGCCAGAGAAGAAAATTCCCTCAACAGCTGCAAAAGCAATTATACGCTCAACAAAAGATTCAGAACCAATCCACTTCAGAGCCCATTCAGCTTTCTTTTGAACGGCTGGAACTGTGTCAATTGCGTTAAAAAGATGGTTCTGTTCTTCTTTATCTTTAATGTATGTGTCGATAAGAAGTGAATATGTCTCCGAGTGAATATTCTCCATCATAATTTGGAAACCATAGAAAAATTTTGCTTCGGTATATTGAACTTCTGAAACAAAGTTTTCAGCAAGATTTTCATTTACAATTCCATCTGATGCAGCAAAAAATGCCAAAACATGCTTAACGAAATGCTGCTCACCAGGATTCAACTTCTCCCAGTCAGATAAATCAGATGAAAGATCAATTTCTTCAGCTGTCCAAAAGGAAGCTTGAGCCTTTTTGTAAAATTCCCAAATGTCATGGTGCTGAAGCGGAAACAACACAAACCTGTTCTTATTTTCTTCTAAAATCTTTTCCATTTATTTTCTCTCTTAATTGAATAGTTCTTCGTGATCTAAGTCTCTTAATAATTTGACAATCGTAATTAAATCTTTGCCATTAAAATTGCTATCTGAAAAGTGGTTTTTAATAGCTTCATAAATCTCAAATAATTCTTTTTCAGTTAACATATTTAAGTTGTATGCAGCTTTTTTAACAGCACATGTCAGTATGGCTTTCCCTAAGTCATCATCAGTGCTAAATATATCATGATTATGATAATTTTCACGCACGAAGACACGAGAATTCACTTGTGATGAATCCTTGATCAGCGTTGTCCAGGGAGTGCCAGCAGCATACTTTTTATTCTCGTTTTGATTGTGTGCAACCTTAAAAAAATTGCTGTTTTCGTCTGCTTGAGAACTGAAATATTGCTCTAAAAAATCCTTCTTCTTTTTCTTCCAATCAGAGCTTTCCATGTTTAAAATTAATACTTTCTTTGTTGTTAGAGAGGATGAGGTTTCCGCTCTTGTCTTCATTAGTTAAAGACCACCAGACATTATAATACCCTAAAATATCTAATACCTTTTGGCAATGTTGACATGGTTTTGCCAATCTAAATTGACCAGTTCTGTTAATTCTTAAGCTAATAATTATAATTTCTTTAGAATAGTATTTATCTTTGATTTGACTAATTACATCACACTCAGCATGTAAATAGGGATACTCTTTCCACTTATTTATATTTAAAGATCTTCCAATTTTTAAGGCTGTTCGAGAACCATCAGAAATATTATTTTTACCAATAGCAATAACTTTTGATTTTCTTAAGGCGAATGCATAATGAAAAGAAGCCCTAGAATTATCTTGTTTCCATTCTTGGAACATAATTCTTAGGGCTCTTTTGATTGCTAATTCTTCCATTAGGAAGAATTATAGCGCAAACTTAATGTTGATTGCAAATATTCTTGTAGATATTCCCTTAGCCTTCTTTCCACCAATTTCTGCAGTATATTCAGACTGTCTACAGACTAACACAGAACCATTAGTCAAGCTCTCAACTTCTCTTGATGCTAAACGAAAAGCTGACATGACAGAACTTAAAGCTGTAGGACCGACTGAGAGAACTCTTACATACTCATTATCTTTCAAAACATGCAAAATACTTCTGGACAAACCCACTGGATCTGTAGGACGTTTACCATGATCTGGATCATTTGGATCTCCTCCTCTAGCCCTTAATGTTCTTGTATCTTTGAAACCAATTTTCTTAACTTCTGTTTCATTAACTTCTGAAAAATCTTCCATAATATTTCCTTTGATTATTCCAATCCTGCAATTGACATCTTATCTCTCAGACCATCAACCGCATCATTAAACTCTTCGATAGAACAATTATACAAAGCAGCGTCAAATTTTAAGGTTGTAGAACCATTTAGAATAGTAGAAAGAATCTTATTTTCAACATCATTTAATTCCATAGACATTAAGTTATTTAAATTATTTCTTTCCTGAACTTTGTCATAATAACAACCTTCGTCACCATCTTCATCTTCATTAGTGTAAATACTCAAAGCTCTTGGTGACACTGTCTGATATCCAGGATAAGTTTCGTTAAATCTTTGGAATAAAAGAGTTGAATGCTTAGACAACATATGCTTTCTGATTGCATTGTTAATTCCAACTTTTTTACATTCAGCGCAATCTCCAGCACCAGTACAGATTTCGCCTTCATCAATTAAACAATTATATTGTCTAGGTAGTTTGTGTGATTTACAAAGTGGACAATTTGTAAGAGCTTCGATATTATGACCATTAATTTTAAGTTGTTGCCATAGTAAGTCAACATGGTCAGCTCTTAAATGGGTGGAAAGAGGATTGACCCATTTCTCACACATAGGACATTTACAAGATGGATTTCTTTTACCAGCATTATCAGCTTTAACTAAATTAATATAATTATGTTGTAATGCACCAATAAAATAATTCTTAAACTCACCTGTGCCATCATATCTAGATATTTTTCTGGCATTTCGTGGTTTCCAAGCTGATAAAACATTACAAAATATTCTTATATAGTCTTGTTGAAAATCTTCGAGAGAATCATACAAATAGTGATACTGTGTGTACCATTCTTGTAAGTGCATCATTGGTGGATACAATTTAACAACATTTTTGTATGCATTATCTATAATTCTTACGTTTCCACTAGCTAAAGCTTTCTGATATTTTAAAATTGCAAATTCTAGCTTTTCTTGATGACCTGTAAAACTTTTAGAACTCTTATTTAGAACTTCACTTTCTTGCATGATATACCTATAAGCCACATTAAATTAGTATTAATGTGGCTTATTATAGTTTGCAAGTATTAAAATGTAAATATAATTTACTGTGTATGTGGCTTTATATCAACAGTTGTCAATGTTAAGCTCTTTCTGCCCTGCCATTCATCTATAGACATTGTGAAGGCTAAGTCAACTAAAGACCCTTCCTTAAAATGATCCGCTAAATGGCCTTTTCTCCAAGCATTAACGTTTATCCATTGTCTTGAATCAGGGTCGGAAACTTTTAACTTCAAATGTTTTCCACTTGTTAAAGTTTTAGCCTCAATAACTTTCAATTTAGTGCATACAAATATTGGAGTTTCGTTTCCAGAGCCAAAAGGAGACAATCTGACTAACTGACCAAAAACTTTCTCATTGATATCACCTGGCTCAATTCTGGAATCAAAATCTACAACTTTGACTTCTGATAATTGACCAATGATATTTGCAGCATATTCATTTAAAGCATCACTCATTGCTGGAATATTGTCTATAGAAAGCTCAAATCCAGCAGCAAAAGCGTGTCCTCCGCAGACGGTAGAACCATCTGCTCTCTTCTTAAATAACGCCCATGCTTTTTCAGATTTTAGAGCATTAAGAATATTGAAATCTCTTAAGGATCTACATGAACCTTTAGCGTATCCATCTTCTTTAAATGAACAGACTAATGTGGGTTTATTAAACTTTTCAACAAGCTTCCCAGCAATTAGTCCAATCAATCCGGGATGCCACTCTTTATGCCCAACAACTAAGATATAAGTGTTAGCCAAATCAAAGTTTTGTTCAACATAAGCTATGGCATCTTCAACAGCTTTTTCTTGTTGTAATTGACGTTTGCGGTTGGCACTATCAAGTTCTTTAGCGAGTTTTTCTGCCCTTGATTCACTTGTTTCTAAAAGTAAATCCAAAGCAGTTCCAGCATCAGCAAGTCTTCCAATAGCATTAATTCTTGGACCTAACTGAAAACCTATACTAAAAGTGTCTACTTCTTTTACACCAGCAATTTTGAGTAATTGCTGAATACCTGGCTTTCTTGTATTGGATAGTCTTTGACAGCCATAAGCCACCATAGCTTTATTTTCATCAAGCATAGGAGCAACGTCAGCAACAGTACCCAAAGCAACATATTCAACAAGTTCGTCAATCATTTCTCTGACATCAAAACTACGCTCTTTTGCCAAAGCAAGCATCACTTTAAATGCAATTCCAACACCAGCCAAAGCATCGAAAGGATAACGCTTAAAATCTTTGTTAGATTCGTTTGTAAAAAGATGTCCTGGGTAATTCGGATCATCTCTGTTTGGATTGACTACACCAATACAATCAGGAATCTTTCCATCTTCTGAAGGATGGTGGTGGTCAGTAATAATTAGGTCAAGCTTCTTTTGTTTAGCATATTCAGCAGTTTCAAAAGCAACAATCCCACAGTCTACAGAAAAAAGTAAGTCTGCTTCTGCTTCAATTGCTTGGTCAACAGAATGAACTTTGATATCGTAACCATCTTCCATCCTGTGTGGGACTTTATAAATAAGATTTGCTTTCATTTTCCTGAGAGCTGTAACGACTACTGATGTTGCCGTAATTCCATCAACATCATAATCTCCCCAAACAAAGATCTTTTCATTGTTGTCTAGGGCTTTATGCAATCTATCCAAAACAGGACGAATATCAGGTAATAAAAATGGATTTCTGAGAGCATTTATATCTGTTCGGCAATACTTCTCAACTTCTTTTAAAGACTTTAATCCTCTACCAGCAAGAATATTTGCAATAGGCGTAGCAACATTCAACTCTTCAGCAAATTGAGCTGACATTTGTCGATCAAACTTTTTTAGTTTCCAAACATTTTCAAATTCTTGCATTTTAACTCACTATTATTTTTAAGAAGGATTGCTCTAAATCTAGCAATTGATTAGCAGCATCAATTAGATTTTGAGGACCATAATTTATCACAAAGTCATCTGGATCGCACTTTTCAGGTAAATGTAATATCTTCCCTATAAAATTGTTATCATTCAGCTTTTGAATAATTTTTTCTGAAGCCAATCTACCAGCATCATCACCATCAAGCAGTAATACAACTCTGTCGCAATATCTGTAAAGTAAAGCTAGGTGATATTCAGACAAAGCAGTACCACATAAAGCAACTACATTTTCTATTCCTTTTTGCTTCAATATAAGCACATCAAAATATCCCTCAACAATGAAAACAAAATTACAATTTCTAATACTGCTCTTTGCTCTATCTAAATTAAATAAATGTCTGGATTTTTGATAAGGTTCATTGATCCATTTTCCTTTAAGCCATTTATTAATTCTATCGTCAGCTTTTGCGGGTTCAGATTTAAATGTATCCCAAAAAGATGTTTTAGTTACTTCAATAAAATCTGGTACTTGTCTTCCTGCTAAAGCAATCAACCTTCCATGAACATCTCTTATAGGAACAATTAATCGCCCTCTCAGTAATGGAAACATATATTTAGAGTAAGGAGAGCAAAAACCTAAATCTTTGTTGGCAATATGTATGTCATCAAGATTTCTAGATTGTATGTAGGTTTTAACTTTTTCACTATTCGTTAAATCTCTCACGAATTGGTCAAAGTTGGTAGATCTTGATAAGTCTTCCATAATTCATTCTATCAAAAATATGGGTGCAGATTTCTCTACACCCATAAAATTAAATCAGTTTAGCTACTTCTTCTAAACTCAAACCACCATCGTCAAAATCATCGTCGTCGTCATCAAGTACTCCCGCAGTCAAATCATCACTGACTGGTCCTTTGATGATAGCAGCTTTCAGATCTTCAAGAGGCTTTCCAACGACCTTAATTCTTCCACAAATATATTCAAATGCTGTAGTTGAATTGTCTCCTCTTGTTTTTTTGTCAGGTGCTGGGTGATTTTGAAGTAATTTGCAAAACTCGTAAGAGTCTTTGTTTTCAATAATTTCACCAGTGTTTGAACAAGTATACATAAACTTCTTTCGAATTTCTTTTATGTATTCAAATCCCTTAGCTTTAGCCTTAAACAAGAACTCATCAACAGGATTGGTGGTTTCATCATTGGTGAACATAATTTTAAACTCACCAACTTGTCCAGGCTGTCCATAACGAGTCTTCATTACGACAAGCTTAGACTTACCACCAATAATGATATCCTTGCCTTCAGCGTCTTTCTTAGTAACCTGACCAGAAGCTCCATTGATTTTATTAATCCATAAACGCATATGAGTGAAGTAATTCATAGCGTTGCCACCAGTTGCTGTTTTTGCCATTGTTCCAGGCATAACTCCAGCTCCCATATAGTGCTGATTAATTAAAATAACAATTGTTCCTGTAGCAGCAGTCTTTGCAGTAAGGTCTTTTGTCAAGCGCTTAACAAATCTTGCATGTAGACCAATTGTTTGAACTTGCTCCAGTGATTTCGAAAGTTCATCTTGTGGAATCATAGCTGAAATAGAGTCAACGACAATTACTCCATACTCTCCGCTATCAACCATAAACTTAAGAAGCTCTCCATACTTTTCAGCTGAACCAACATTCTCAACTAAAAGAAGTTTTGAAATGTCAATTCCACAAGAAACTGCTCTTGGTGGATAATAGCTGTTTTCAATATTGAAGAATGCACAAACCTTGCCTTTTTCTTGTGCCTGAGAAATTAACTTATAAGCAAGCCAAGTTTTGCCTGACTGAGATTCTCCACAGAACTCAACAAGAGTTCCTGTTGGAATTCCCATTCCTTCTCCAAGCAAGCTATCAACTTCAAAAACACCAGTAGGAATAAACTCTGCTGGATCTTGTTCGCCATTAGCAATTGCTTTTTCATCAATTCCAAGAGCTTTAAGTTTCTGCTTCAGAAGCCTTTGATGCTCATTTGAAATCATATTTAAATCTGAGTCGTTCTTTTTTGCCATATTACTCCTTAAAAATCAGGATGGCCGAAGCCATCCTGATTTGTCAATTATGACCAGCTGTCGATATCCTCGTCATCGCCATCTTCCTCTTCGAAAACTGGCTCTGGCTTAACAGCAGCTTTCTTAGTAGGCTTTGCAATTTGGACGACATCTTCTTCATCTTCTTCTTCAACCACTGGCTTTGCCACAGGAGGCTTGACAGTAAAACCAGTTGTTGGAGCAGGTGCGTCGTATTCAGTTGGATTATTAGTACGAATTGGAGTATGCTTGAAGATCTTTGACAGATCGTAGCCATAAGCAAAGAAGTCTTCCCAAGGTGGCATTGAAGGATCATTCTTAGCATCTGCCTCATAAAGACTGCGCTCAGTTTGAAGTTCTTCTGCCTTGGGCTCGCCAGCCTTGCGAAGAGCATCGATCATATCTTCGGTTACCTTGAGAGGCTTTACTGAAGAGACAGTAACTTCGTAATTGACAGACTTTGGTGCTGGCTGACCTGTAGCAATTGCCGTAATGCGAACAGGATATGAAAAACGGGTGCCAAGGTGAAAGATAAAGTTCTCACGCTCATCTTCATCAAGGTCTTCCATGTCCTTCAGACGACCGTTCTGCCACTTAGCCAATTCTTGGAAAATTGACTTGCCCTTCTTAAGAATCTTAGGGACCCAAGTACCATCCTCTTGCTGCTCAAGACAATTCTGAGCAAAAACAAGTGTAGAAATGTAGCCCTGCTTCTTCCAAGGACACTGGTCTGGATCTTCATGACCAATTCTTGTCATGGATTTGTTGATATCAGCGTCAGGGAAGGGAATCTTTGCAGTCTTGCCCTTCTGACCAGGAACATAAACCTTGTCCTGATACTCAAGAAAGACAACAGGATCGCCAACAAGCTTGAGCTTGCGCTCGACACGGGAGGAATCCTTTACGGACAGGTTGACGAGGATCTCTCCAAGCTTTGGAAAGGATGATTGAGTTGAAGCAGGTTTCATGTTCATGAACTGATTCGTTGACATTCGTCGTAACATTAATTTTCTCCAAGAGGGAGTACTATTGACTCCACTGATTTAAGTGTATTGTATATTTTGATGTTTAGCAAGTAATTAGGACAAAAATTAAATTCTATTATTTCTTGTTCTAATTCCAGCTTCATCAGCTTTTCTTATCATACCATTAGAGGTTTGATTTTCAACAGCAGAAGCATAGATGTTACTCAATCCTTCGTTGTTGAAATTTTGGTTAATACGAGCAAGATTTTGTCTTTCTCTCATCAACCTCTCCAATTGAACAGCGCCAAAGTCAATGTTCTTTTGGATATTTTCAAGATACATTAAGCATCTTTTAGCTACAGTCACCTTATGTAAGAATGGCTGAACAGTAAAAGTTGCAATTGCATCTTTGTCATGCTTCGGACCATTTGCTAACTTTACAGCCATTTCTTTTAAAGATTTATGTGCATTTGACAAAATCTCATGGTGCGCATTAACAACATCGATCCACTTTACCAGATAAGTTCTGTATTGAACCATTCTAGCATAGGCAATTGAAAGAGTCTCAAAACTGAAGTCATTATGTATTGGAATTGAAAAATCCCAATTATTCATTTCGTTTTTAAGTTTAGCTTCACTATAGTTAGGTAAGTTTTCAATTACAGTCTGCCACATTACAACTTCGTCTTTAAACTTGTCTTCGTCAATTCCGCTTAAACGATTGACAATATTTAGAGCGAAGCTGTCAACGCTTATATCGAAAGGATCATTTTGTGGTGTCCAATCTATATCAGCTAGTAACAGAGAAGAATTGCTATTTTCTTCTAATTCTTCGTCAAAAAAATCACTCATAATATTCCTCAATCAAATAAGTCATCAGAAATTAGACTTTTGATATTTCCTCTAAGTCTTACTGGCTGACGAGTTTTATTAGTCCTGGCTCTCTCAATTATAACATCACTTTCATCAATTTGAAATGTTTCAGTTAAAGAAATTGCTGGCTTAAATTTCTTTTTAGCTTCTCTCGCAATCCTTTTATCTTCTTCAGTTCTTTCAGATACTAAAGAGTCATAGTATTCCATAAAATCTTCAACTAATTCGTAACCATGTGAATCGGGAAGGCAATATAAAGCACCAGAAAAAGCTAAAGCATCTACCATGCCTCTATTTGGCCTTGCTCTAAAACATAAATCTTTACAGTCAATATATGGCTGTTGTGCCACTATATCTTCTGCTCTACTTCCAACACCCTTGATAGAAGACAATGGAAGCATAATTTCATTGTTACTATTCACAAGTGTGATTAATCCAGATTCATTTACATTTGCATTTTTTATAGTAATTCTTTCAAAAGAGCATTCTTTTTTAAGCATAGCAACTTTATCTTCATCATCTTTGGCAAGATGAATGCAAGTAGCTAACCATTCGTGTGGATAGTAATAACGAAGCCAAGCAGTCCAGAATGAAAGAATTGCATAGGAGCAAGCATGTGATCTGTTAAAGGCATATCCAACGAACTTAGACATCAAGTTTAAGACAGAATCTACAGCCTTTTCTTCTACACCCCTAGCAATTGCCTTAGTCTTAAATAAATTAGTAACTTCAGCAAATAACTTATCGTTCTTTTTGGAGATTGCTTTTCTTAATTTATCAACTTCGTTATGGTCAAATCCAGCCATATCACGAGCCAATTGCATACCTTGCTCTTGATAAACCATAATAGAATATGTAACTTCAAGATGTTTCTTTACAATTGGATCTACATATTGAACTGCTGCCGGATTCATTTTTCCTTCAGCATATGTATCAATGTACTCTAATGGTCCAGGGCGATACAAAGATACAACAGCAATTAAGTCTTCCATGTTTGAAGCATTTACTTTTCTCAGAGCATCTTGCATACCTCTAGAAGCAAATTGAAATACAGATGCAGTTTTACCTTTAGCATAGATGTTCTTGTAGATTTTGGGATCATCTAAATCAATGTCTTTACGAACATCAATTTCAATTCCCCTGCGATCTTTAATCATCTTTATAGTATTTGCAATTTGTGTAAAAGTATTCAATCCAAGGTAATCGTATTTGACAAGTCCAACTCTTTCGACATTGAACATATCAAATCCAGAACATAAGTTACCTTTAGAGTTTTCAATTGGTGCGTGATAACTTACAGGATCACCACAAATAATAACACCAGCAGCATGAACACTAAAGTTTGAAATTGTTCCTACTAGTTTTTTAGCAATGTCAATTTCTTCTTTCCAAAATCTGTAATGCGTAGCAAACTCTGGACTATCTTTAAGTGCAGTGTCAATAGTAATGTCTGGTATTTTTGGAATGGAACCAGAAATCTTTAATGCTTCATGATGGACTTGTGTGCCATATTTTTCAATAAACTTCTCTGATGTCTTTAACGCACCTACAACAGCAGCCTTGGCGCCATATGTACCCCAAGCGCCAATTTGAGCTACATGATCAGATCCAAATCTTCCAACAGCCCAATCAATTACTTCTGAACGTCGTGAAGCATCAATATCTGTATCAACGTCAGGAAGAGTGGCAACCTTGGAAACAATAAGCTCTCCTTCAGGTTCTTTTTCACAAATACCTAAAATGTGAGCTGTCCACAAATTACTATCGTTATGCTTTGACTTAACTCCTTTGTTAGCTAAGTCACAAATATAAGAAGCTAAACCCTGATTCTCTAAAACCCAAATCTCTTTTAAGATATCAGGTTCATGTTTAGAATATTCTGGGTTTTCTTGTAGCCAGGTTTTGCATGCTTTTGTAATTGCTTTTGCGTATTGAACTTGCTCTTGCTTACCGTTTTCTTCCAACCACATCTTTGCTGGATAGTCATAAATGTTGATTTCATATTGTGTTCCACGACCAGGGTTCAAAAATCTTTCAAACATTAAGTTCCATCTGATAGGGTCAACAGAAGAAACGTCTAAACAATAATTAACAAGAGAGCCAACACCAGAACCACGAATGCCATAGTAGATGTTTTGAGATTTCATAAACTCTACCATTTCGTTCTGAATCAAGAAGTAGTCAGTAACTCCCATATACCAAATCTGCGAGAGTTCTGATTTTAACCTCTTCATATATTCTTTGTTTTTATCAAGGCCTAAGTTTTTAAGGCCTGAGAATGCACGGAAAGCAAGGTAAGCTTCATTTGCATTGTTGTAAGGCAAATTATTCTTCCAAAATGCTTTAAACTCAGGATTACTAAGCGGAAGATTTGCTTTGGGCAGAATATGCTCAACATCAATTTTGAAGAAATCATCTACCATTTCAGAAATTAAAACGGTATTTTTAAGAGCTTCAGGAACGGTAGAAAAGATTTTGTTCATCTCTTCGTATGACTTAAGCCAAAACTGATGAGACCCGTAAGCTTCTTTTTTGCCATTCTTCTTGGCAACACCTGAAGATGCTTCTCTCTGGTCTCTCATTTGAATTAAGACATCATGCAATTTCCAATCAAGTTTATCTAAATAGTGAACGTCATTAGATGCACACAATGGAACGTCAAACTTTTTAGAAATATCAATCAGATGGTTTAAATTGTTTTTTTGTTCTTCAATTCCATGGTATTGCAATTCCATGAAATATCTATCTCCAAAGACACCTTTAAATCTTCTTGCAACAGACTCTGCATGTTCGATATCTTCTTTCATTAATGCTTGATTAACTTCAGAAGCAAGGCAGCCTGATAAAGCAATTACACCTTCAGAATGCTCTTGAATACATCCCCAATCAACACGGGGAGAATAATAAAAGGCATTAGGATCATTACCTAAAGCTGAAAGCGCTAAGAGGTTTTTGTATCCGATTTCATTTTGTGCAAGGAGGGTTAAATGGTTAAGCTTACGTCTCTTACCATCGTCAGTTTTAGATTTATCAAACCTATCTTCACAAGTATAAACTTCGATACCAATGATAGGTTTGATTGGAGCAACGTCATCAATGTGATTGCGACAACCATTGACAAACTCAACAGTACCAGACATCTTGCCATGGTCAGTGATAGCAGTGGCCCTAAAGCCCATTTCACGGGCCTTTTTTGTATAGGCAGTAGGAGATGGCAAAGCATCTTGGACAGAAAAATGGGTATGCGCATGTAAGTGCACAAAGTCTTTATTTGAATTACACATTTTAACTCCTTACTAGCGCCATCAAAGATAGTCATTCACTAGTTGTTCTAAATGTTCTTAGCTTTATTAAGTTTTGAGCATCAGTTGTTTTCCAACTTGATTGCTTGTTGAGATGATACCTTGTTGGAAGTAAAAGTTCAAAGTTTTTCTGAACAGTTTTACTTAATATCTCTGGGCGGGATTTCAAAGGCAAGCGATCAAAATCTTTAATTATATAAGAGTTCGGAATCTGCTTGTTTAAAAAATATTTGCCATTTTCTTCTGTAACACTAAAAGCCACTGAATTATTTTGCAAGGCTTTTAATTTTAAAACTTCTAATGAGTTTACATTTAAAGAAACTTTCTGAAGATTGATTTTAGTTTCTATAAATGCGCAACTTTTTATGGCATTTCTTACAGTATTTTCGCTTTGACCAGTGTTCTCTTGAATTGAAGCAAGACTAATTGGCCTATGATCAACAAATCTTCCAGCTATACAGCCAATGAGTAAGTTTTTGATATGTTTACTGTTCTTTAAGCCATGTGAATCAAAATATGAAAAAGGGATGATAATTGGTTCGCATCTAGAAAGCTTGGGAGATAATCTTTCAACTATTTGTTTAAAACTGAATAAGCCAATTGTTTTCTGTCCATTAGAACCTTTTGGCTTTCTCCAGTATTTGTTGATACCTTTGGTGATTTTAGAATATGCATGAGAGCTTTGAATACCAAAAACTTTATCGCATATTTTGAGGATATCGCCTTGTAAAACTAATCCAGAACCATTAGTATCTAATTTCTTTAAAATACTCCAAATAATGAAGGTATCTTGCTCGTTATTTTTTAGTGCTTCTGCTGCTAATTCAGGATATAGAATTAAAAACTTATAGTTCGGAGTTTTCATCTTTTACTAAGTTCCATATATAAGCAAGGCGTTCAATTTCTCTTTCTGCCCCTGCTCGTACTAGAAACTTAATAATATCAGATTCACTCAAGTTTGGATAGGCATTTTCTAACAATGATTTTGCAAAGTAAAATCTTGCAGCACCTTTACCAGTAAGAATAACATTAACAGAGATTTCTTTTGGGCAATTTTCCATAGCCATATTCAGCTTCTCTGTTATTTCTGAAATTGGTGGCTTTTCCCAGATATCTTTTTCATCCATTTTGCAATCTATCTCTAATTTTCTTATTCAAGTTCTTCCAGATGATATTTAATTTTTTATCATCTGAAATAACCATAGCATCATCAACAGCCTTATAAATAGATTCAGACCATTTTAAATCTCTTGGATTGTAGTTTGTCTTACTCTCAAAACTTTTTATACGTTGGGCTATTGAAAACATAAACCTTACTTCACTCATTCCGCCAGGTAAGTTTGTTTCTAACGAACGATTTAAATACTCATCAATTGAAAGTTTAATTTCTTTCAACGTCTGCTTCATATCAAGTTCAGAAGATTCAGTTTCAATTCCAGAATAAATACAAAGTTTAAGGATTGTCTCGTAAAAGTTCAATCCTTCTACATTCTGGATAAGTTTTATAATGTTTCCAGTTGCTCCACATCCAAAGCAATTATATAGATTGCTTTCAGTGTTTATTCCAAAAGAAGGACTGTTGTCATTATGATTTGGCATTAAACAATTGGTTTTTACCCAACCATTGCCTGAAGGATAAAGCATCAAGTCGTATTCATCCTCAACAAATGATGCCAAGCTTATTTCATCTATTAATTGATTGATAAGAGCCTGTGAGAATCTTTTGCGAGGAGATTGATCTTCATGAAAAAATGAAGAATGTGCTTTTTTCATCCAAGGGTCCAACCAGATAAGTCTAGTTCCATATCAATGCTGGTATCCAATACTGGCAGCTCATCATCTTCTTCAATTGATGTTGGTAATTCTTGAACAGGAACAGACGGCATTGCATTTTTCTTTGGAGTAGTGTCTTTAGTGGTATTTACAGGCAAGCCATTAGACATAGCATGCATGGCCATAATTTGAGTTTGCTCATCTTCTGTTAATTCTCTTACCTTGTTAAACTCAGGTTCCATTCTTACAGGAAAAGGAGTAAAGTATGCATCTCTCATTTTTACAGGATGGAAAATACAATACCCCTGCTCTTTATTAGGCTCCATAGCAATTGCATATGTACAAAGGTGCATCAAAACCTGACC